TGCTGGCTCCCTTCTTTGTTATGCAATAGGTATTACAGATATTGACCCAATCAAGCATGGTCTATTGTTTTTCCGTTTCATCAATCCTGAACGTAATGACTTTCCTGATATTGATTCAGATATTCAAGATTCTCGTCGTGACGAGGTAAAAGATTATTTAGTTAGACAATATCGCCATGTTGCTTCTATTGCAACATTTTTAGAGTTTAAAGATAAAGGTGTTGTACGAGATGTTTCTCGTGCATTAAATATTCCACTGTCAGATGTAAATAAAGTTTTAAAAACTGTGGATACTTGGGATGATTTTTGCACTTCAAAGAATTCTTCATGGTTCCGTGAGAAATATCCAGAAGTAGTTTCTTTTGGAGACCAGTTGCGTGGACGTATTCGTGGAACTGGAATTCACGCTGCTGGTGTTGTTACCAGCAAAGAGCCTATCTTTAAGTATGCTCCAATGGAGACTCGCAATGTAACAGGATCAGATGATCGTATGCCAGTTGTGGCGGTAGACATGGAAGAAGCAGAAAGAATTGGTCTAATTAAGATTGATGCTCTTGGACTAAAAACCCTTAGCGTTCTTAAAGATACACTAGACATTATTGAAGAAAGATATGATAAAAAGATTGATTTATTAAAGATAGATATGGATGATAAAAATGTTTATCAAATGCTATCTGATGGATACACTAAGGGTGTGTTTCAATGTGAAGCAACCCCATATACAAATTTGCTCATTAAGATGGGTGTAAAAAATCTATCAGAATTAGCAGCATCAAATGCTTTGGTTCGTCCAGGAGCTATGAATACTATTGGAAAAGACTATATTGCTCGTAAGCATGGCAGACAAAATATTAACTACTTGCATCAGATTTTAAAGCCTTTTACTGAAGAAACATATGGGTGTATCCTATATCAGGAGCAGGTTATGCAGGCTTGCGTACAACTCGGCGGTATGACAATGGCAGAGGCTGATAAAGTTCGTAAGATTATTGGTAAGAAAAAGGATGCAAGAGAGTTTGATGTTTTCAAAGACCAATTTATTAAAGGGGCTTCTAAGTATATTGCTCCTAATGATGCTCTTGATTTATGGCATGACTTTGAAGCACATGCGGGATATTCGTTCAACAAGTCTCATGCGGTTGCTTATTCTACGCTCTCGTATTGGACGGCATGGCTAAAATATCACTATCCAATTGAATTTATGTTTGCATTACTTAAAAATGAAAAGGATAAAGATGCACGAACTGAATATCTTATTGAAGCGAAAAGAATGGGCATTAGCATTAAATTACCTCATATTAATGATTCGGATATTGATTTTAAGATTGAGGGCAAAGGTATTAGATTTGGACTCACCGCAATTAAGTTTATCTCTGATAAAATTGCAGAACGATATATATCGTCACGACCTTTTAAGTCTTTTGCAGAAGTTGAAGAGTTTACATTTACAAAAGGAAATGGAGTAAACTCTCGTGCATTACAGGCAATGAACTCAATTGGTGCATTAACATTTCCAGACAACCCAGCCGATCCAGTGAAGGTTAAGGAAAACCTATACGAGTACCTTAACCTTCCTGAATTTAATATGCCAGTACCACAACATTACTATGCATATATAAATGATATTGAAGAATATGAAGAAAAGGGAGCATTTGTTTTAATGGGTATGGTAAAATCAATTAAGAGATCAAAAGGATGGTCAAGGGTAGAGTTGCTAGATAAGACTGGAAGTGTGGGTATATTTGATGAAGAGAATACCAGCATTGAGGCTGGTCGCACTTATATTATTCTTGCAAATGATAACAGGGTTGTATCTGCAATACCTGCTGATGAAATAAAAGATTCAAAAGATCCATTAATCAAGTTTTTAAATTATAAGATGTTGCCATATAAAGATGATGAAATGTTTGTTGTTTCATTTAAGCCACGAGTAACAAAAGCTGGTAAAAAAATGGCATCGCTTACTTTAGCAGATGCAGGTAGAGAATTACATGCAGTTACCGTATTTCCAACATCATTTGCAAAAGCATATATGAATGTAGAGCCAGGAAATGTTTATAAGTTTGAGTTTGGTAAAACAAAAGATGGAACAGTTATAATGGAGGATGTAATAAATGTTTGATGATTTAGCAGAAGAAATACATAAGAATGCTGTGGATAAAGGGTTTTGGGATAGAACCGCAGACCCTATCTTTTTAGCAAAGCAAATGATGATGATTGTGTCAGAAGTCTCTGAGGCTATGGAGGCTGTTCGCAAAGAGATGGATCCAGAACAGATATCGGATGAATTTGCAGATATTATTATTCGCACACTTGATCTATATGCTGGTATGGCTGAAGCGGGGTATGTAAAAAAGTCTCTTGATTATGCTATTAAAGAAAAGATGGAAAGAAATACACATAGGCCAAAGAAGCATGGGGTAAGATTCTAATGACATTAACTGTTGAAGATGTTTTATCTCAGCTTAATCCTAAACTTAGAAAAAGTGTTTTAGTTGGAGATGCTGTTCCAAAAACAGAGTATGCAGCAACACCTAGTTTTGGATTGAATCGTGCTCTAAATGGTGGTTTGCCCTATGGACGTCAGATCCTTATCTGGGGAAGCAAGTCAAGTGCAAAGTCGTCTTTATGTTTGCAAATGATTGGATTAGCACAGAAAGAAGGCAAAGTTTGTGCATGGATTGATGCAGAAATGTCATACGATAAAGACTGGGCTGAAAAACTAGGGGTAGACACGTCAAAACTAATTGTCTCACAAGCAAGAACAATTAATGAAATGGTTGATGTTGGCATTAATCTTATGGAGGCAGGAGTAGATCTTATAGTGGTAGACTCAATAACCTCTCTTCTTCCAGCAATATATTTTGAAAAAGATTCAGAAGAACTAAAGCAGTTAGAAAATACAAAGCAAATTGGTGCAGAGTCACGTGATTTTAGTAATGCATGGAAGATGATTAACTATGCAAATAATAAAGTCAAGCCAACACTATTTGTCCTTATTTCTCAATCAAGAAATAATATTAGTGCTATGTATACAAGTCAGCAACCAACTGGTGGGCAGGCTACTAAATTTTATTCATCTACAGTAATTAAGTTATTCTCGTCTGAATCAGATAATCAGGCAATAAAAGGAAAAATACATGTCGGAGATAAACTCATTGAGGAAAAAATTGGTAGAAAAGTTCGTTGGGAATTACAGTTCTCTAAAACTTCGCCTGCCTTCCAAAGTGGCGAATATGATTTCTATTTTAGAGGTGATAATCTTGGCATTGATACTGTTGGTGATCTTGTCGATACCGCTGAGCTTGCTGGTCTTGTTACTAGAACTGGTGCATGGTACCAATTAGAAGATGGCACAAAAGTTCAGGGCAGAGAAGGATTAATTAATCGTGTTAAAGAAGATTTAGATTTGCAGGAATCATTGAAGAATAAACTATCAAATGTCTAATAATTTTAGTGTTTATCAGGGCAAGTTTATCTGCAAGACTTGTAAAAAAGAAGTTACAAGTATGAGACTCTATGCTCTAACAGGTAAGGGTACATGGTTGTGTTCTGATAAACACTTAACAGAAGTACAAGTATTTCAAGTAGGATATAAAAAGAAAAAGGACTATGAGCGAGAAAAGTGAAAGTAAAAGAATAGGTGCCAAGCAGCATAAGAACTCTGGACGTAATAATAAAAAAGGAGATGCTACTTGGAGAAACTTTGTTGTAGATTTTAAAGAATCTGCAAAATCTTTTACTGTTAACCAAGACGTATGGGCTAAAGCTGTTACAGATTCTATCAAGGCTGGAACAGATAAATCACCAGCGATAGTTTTAATACTTGGGGAAGGAAATAAAAAAACAAGACTTGCTATAATAGAATTTGATTTACTAGATCAGTTAACGTGGGAGGAAAAAAATGGTAGAGAAAACTGAGTCGCCAAAAACAACTATAGATATGATAAATGGGTTGTCTGAAATTGCAGACTACATGAATGATGAGGAACTTACCACAGCCCTTACTATGATTGCTAAGCTTATTGTTAAACCAGATATACCGCCACAGGTAGCCAGCCTAGAGATTGTAAGACTACAGGCTATCGCAGCAAAAATGGCATTTAGGGCTACATGGATGACCAATGTAGATAAGTCTGATAGAGGCAAAAAGAATATTTATTACACTGCAGCAGAAGCAATAAATGATCTTGTCTCAGCGCTAAAATACATAATGCGTTAATGATATAATATATAAAAAGGATTATAAATGAGTAAGAATTTAATAAAGCAAATTATGATGAAGCCTGAAGACAAGGTAGAAATACTAGACACAGAAGCACTTATTAATAAGATTAATTCTGGGTACATTGCAAAGCGTGAAAATAAACATCAAACTAAAAAAACATTTGCACCATCAACTCTAGTATGGAATCACGGCGAATGTGCTAGATATTGGTATCTAGCTTTTGAAGGTAACGTATTTGAAAGTACGGATACTCCATATAGTGTTGCAAATATGACTGCTGGAACTAAGTCGCATGATAGAATTCAGCAAGCAATGCTAGATTCTGGAGTTGCCATAGAGTATTTAGATGATGATAATAAGCCAACAACGGAATTTAAAGTAACTCACAGCGATCCACCTATTTTTGGTTATGGTGATGCCATGCTAAATTGGGAAGGTGAAGAGATTGTTGGAGAAATTAAAACAATGTCTAGCGATGCCTTTGAGTACCATAAACTGCACGGAAAACCAAAGCTTAGTAATATTATGCAACTTCTTATTTATATGAAAATATTAAAGAAGTCTAAGGGTGTACTTATATATGAAAACAAAAATAATCATGATCTTCTCGTATTTCCAATAGAGGTAAATGATCATTATATTAAATGGATTGAAACAAGCTTTGACTGGATGAGACGTGTTAGAAAGTCTTGGAAAGATAAAGAGATTCCTCAAAAAAATTATAGATCTAACTCTAAGATATGTAAAGCATGTCCACTAAAAACTGCCTGCGCCTTGGCCGAACCAGGAACAGTAAAAATAGAGCCTCTGGAGAAACTAAGTGAAGCAGTGTGAAAGGTGTGACAAAAGGTTCACTCCAAAAGTAACTTATCAAATTTACTGTAGTAATGAATGCAGAGATCTAGCTACAAAAGATAAGATTGCTGAAAGATATCACATAGTTCGTAGACAAAAAAGAATAGGTAAAGTAAGAAAATGTATAGGCGGTTGTGGAGTCCAGCTATCAATATATAATGATGATGGATTTTGTGCAAACTGTAATGTTAGTAAAAAAGCAGTAGATAAAATGTTAAAACAAATTAAAGGATATTTTGATTATGAGCAAGACTAGCCAGCCTAGCCATATATGTGCAATAGATGCCAGCACAAATAGTCTTGCATTTGCATTTTATACCTACAAGCAATTAACTGGGTACGGAAAAATAAATTTTGAAGGTAATAATATTTATGAAAAAGTTCAAGATGCTACTTCTAAAACTAATGCTTTATTTAAACATTATAATATGATTAATGCTATCGTTATTGAACATACTGTTTTTATGAATTCTCCAAAAACTGCAGCAGATTTAGCACTGGTTCAAGGTGGCATATTAGGTGGTGCTGGATTGGCGGGTATAAAAATAATAGGCAGAGTATCTCCTATAACCTGGCAAAACTATCTAGGTAATAAGAAACTATCCAAAGAAGAACAACTACAAATAAGATCCTTAAATCCTGGTAAATCATTATCTTGGTATAAATCTTATGAGCGTGATTTTAGAAAGAAAAGAACAATTAAATTATTAGAAATAGCATATGACAAAAAAATAGATGACTATGATGTGGCAGATGCAGCAGGAATAGGGCATTGGTCTATAAACAACTGGGAAAAGGCTGTGAAATTTGACAAGGAGTAGCTATGGGTGCTAAACTATATACAAATGAAATTTGGCTTCGTAAGAGATATACCCTTGATAAGAAGTCACCAGAAGAAATAGCTAAGGAGTGTGGGGTAAGCATAGAGACTGTCTATGTATATCTTGCTAAATTTGGATTAAGGAAATCAAAACGATGAACGACAAAGAAAAATTTATTATCAAGGTTGATCAGGTTAATCATCCGTATCACTACACAACTGATCCAAGTGGAGTGGAAGCAATTGAAATTACTAGACACAGAAACTTCAATATAGGTAATGCTATAAAGTATCTCTGGAGAGCTGGTATTAAAGATGAATCAAAGCATATTGAAGATTTAAAGAAGGCTATCTTTTATATTCAAGATGAAATCAATAGACTAGAGGGCAAATATGACAAACGCAGAAATAGAAATCGTAAAACATCTTGATGAAGTAAACAAGGTTGTTGAAGAATATCTTAAGGGCAATGATCCCACTAAGATTTCTAAGACATTAGATTTGCCACGCACTCGTGTAGTTGCTCATCTTAATGAATGGAAAGCAATGGCATCTGCCAATGATGCTATCCGTGCTCGTGCTAAAGATGCACTTGTTGGTGCTGATGCACATTACACAAAACTAATTCAGCAGGCATATGAAGTTATTGATGATGCCACAACAACTGCAAACCTTACTGCAAAAACAGCAGCAATTAAACTTGTTATGGATATTGAAGCAAGACGAATTGATATGCTTCAAAAAGCTGGGTTGTTAGAAAATAAAGAGTTGGCAGAAGAAATGGTTGAGATTGAGCGTAGACAAGAGGTTCTGGTTGGTATTTTAAGAGATATCGCATCTGAGCATCCACAGGTTCGTGATTTAATTATGCAAAGACTATCTTCTATAGCAAAAGAGGGCGAGGTCATAACCGTTGTCCACAATGTTCAATGATTTTCTTGAAGTATTAAAAGATAATCCTTTTGAGGAAAATCCAGTAGATGTAAAAACATTTGTTGAGTCTCCAGACTATTTGGGGCAACCACCACTTTCTCAAATACAATACGACATTGTCGAAGCAATGAGCCAAATCTACCGTAAAGAGGAATTATATGATTTGTATGGAACAGAAAAAGGTGACAGACATTACAGCAAATATACTAAAAACGAAATCATTCTTCAGCTTGGCAAGGGTAGTGGTAAAGACTTTGTTTCTACTGTGGCTTGTGCTTATGTTGTTTATAAGTTATTATGTCTTAAAGATCCTGCCAGATATTTCGGAAAGCCAAGTGGAGATGCAATAGATATTATTAACGTTGCTATCAATGCTGAACAGGCTAAAAATGTTTTCTTTAAAGGATTTAAAACTAAAATCGAAAAGTCTCCATGGTTTGCTGGTAAGTATGAGGCTAAAGTAAACTCAATTGATTTTAATAAATCTATTACTGTTTATTCTGGACACTCAGAGCGTGAATCTCACGAGGGTCTTAACCTATTTATGGCAGTACTAGATGAAATATCTGGATTTGCTACAGAGGTTGGTACTGGAAATGAGCAGGGTAAAACTGCTGACAATATATATAAAGCATTTCGTGGTACGGTAGATTCTCGTTTTCCAGATCTTGGTAAAGTTGTTCTACTTTCATTCCCACGTTATAACGGCGATTTCATTTCAAAGCGGTATGAAGATGTAATTATGGAAAAAGAAGTAATAGAAAGACGACATAAGTTTATTATTAATGAAGAATTACCAGAAGGACCAGACAATGAATTTGAAATAGTCTGGGAAGAAGACCATATTCAATCTTATAAATATCCTAGAATGTTTGCTCTTAAAAGACCTACATGGGAAGTCAATCCTACTAGAAAGATTGATGATTTTAAGATTGCATTTTTAACTGATCTTGGTGATGCAATGATGCGCTTCTTATGTACACCAACATATTCATCAGATGCATTCTTTAAGCAAAAAGATAAATTAGAAAAGTGCATGACACTTAGAAATCCACTGGATACTCATAGGAGATTTGATCCAGGTTTTAAGCCAGATCCAGACAAAGTTTATTATATACATGCTGACCTTGCACAAAAACATGACAAGTGTGCAGTAGCAATTGCACATGTTGAACGCTGGGTTAATATTCAGGTTATTAAAGATTACGAGCAGGTTGCTCCAATTGTTGTAGTTGATGCTGTTGCTTGGTGGGAGCCAAAGGTTGAGGGTCCAGTAGACCTATCTGAAGTTAAAAAATGGATAATGAATCTTCGTAGAGAAGGCTTTAACATTGGAACAGTTTCATTTGACC